CGAACCGCAGCCCACGCCCGCCGAGCCTGCCGCGCAACCCGCACCCGAACCCCAGCCCGAAACCCGGGACGCTACCTACTGGCGTCACCGCTTCGATGTGCTGCAAGGCAAATACAACGCCGAGGTTCCCGCGCTGCGCAAGGAAATCGCCACGCTGAAAGACCAGCTGGCCGCCGCCGACAAGCAACAACCGGCGTCTGCGGTTCAGCGGGCCCAGGAGGCGATGTCCGACCTGACCGAAGCGGAGATCGAAGAGTACGGCCCTGATCTGGTGAACCTGATCAAGCGCGTCGCCGGCAGTGCCGCTGCCCCAGGCAGCAATGGCGACCTGCAGGAGATCAAGAGCGAGCTGGGTCAGCTGCGTGAAGAGAAGCGACAGGACGCCGAGGCGCGTTTCTGGACCGACCTCGAGACGCAGGTGCCGAACTTCCGCGCCGTCAATGCCGATCCGGCGTTCCATCAATGGCTCGCCGAGATCGATCCGCTGAGTGGCCAGCCTCGCCAGCAACTGCTCGTCGGGGCTCAGCAAGCGCTCGATGCCTATCGAGTGGCTGCGGTCTTCAAGTCCTTCGCCGCCGTAGCGCCGAAGGCAGCGCAAGAACCCATTCCGGGCGAGCTGGTCCAGCCGCGCCAGGCCCGCTCCGCTGCGCCAGAACCGCAGCAGGGCAAGGTCTGGTCGCGCGCTGAAATCAGCGAGTTCTACCGGAACAAGGCGAGCTATCCCAAGGATCAGGCCGCCGCAATCGAAACCGACATCTTTGCCGCTCAGGCCCAGGGCCGCATCCGCTGAGAGCGCCCTGTAACGCCGTGAGGCGTCACGCTCAGGAGTAACACAACATGGCAGGTCCAACCCGCGCCGCTGGCGTACCCAACTACAGCTCGTCCAGCTCTGCCGGCTTCATTCCGGAGATCTGGTCCGGCAAGCTGGTGGAGAAGCTCTATGCCTCCACCTGCTTCGGCGAGATCGCCAACACCGACTACGAGGGCGAGATCAAGAACAAGGGCGATACCGTCCAGATCCGCACCGTGCCGTCGATCACCATCAAGGACTACCAGATTGGTGGCGGCCTCACCTACGAGAAGCCGACCAGCGACAAGGTCGAGCTGCAGATCGACAAGGCGAAGTACTTCGCCTTCGAGGTCAACGACATCGACCGCTACCAGGCCGACATCAAGCTGATGGACGAGTTTTCGGACGACGGCGGTGAGCAGATGAAGATCGCCATCGACACCGACATCCTGGCGCGTCACTACGCCGATGCGGCTGCCGAGAACGCCGGCGCCACGGCAGGCGCCAAGTCGGCCAGCTACAACCTCGGCGCCGTCGGCGCCCCGGTCGCTATCACCAAGACCAACGTCCTGGATGTGCTGGTGGACTGCGGCTCGGTGCTCGATGAGCAGAACGTGCCGGAGACCGGCCGCTGGGTGATCCTGCCGGCCTGGATGAGCGGCATGCTGAAGAAGTCCGACCTCAAGGACGCCTCGATCATGGGCGACGCGCAGTCGGTCTTCCGCAACGGCAAGCTGGGCACCCTGGATCGCTTCACGGTGTACATCAGCAACAACATGAGCATCGTCGACGACGCCACCGCGGGGAAGAAGGCGACCAACATCATGTTCGGCCACAAGAAGGCGCTGACCTTCGCCAGCCAGATGACCCAGATGGAGACCCTGCCCAACCCGAACGACTTCGGCAAGCTGGTGCGCGGCCTCAACGTCTACGGCTCGAAGGTCATCGACCAGAAAGCCATGGGCCACCTGTACGCCGCTCGCGGCTAACCCTGGAGCAGAGCCGCCTTTCGGGGGCGGCTTTGCCGTATCTGGAGCAACGATCCATGGAACTAGCTGAACTGATTGCGGCCGTGAAGGCGGCAGCGACGAAGGACGCCCTCGAGTCGCTGGTAAAGACCGAACTGTCCCTCGATCTGGACAAGCGCAAGACGCTGAAGGCGCTGCGCGCCGAAGTGCTGAAGGGGCTGGGCGAAACTGCCGAAGAGGGCGACGACGAGGACGGCGGCGACACCAATGGCAATGGCGCCACGGACGATGGCTCGGCCCCGGCCGGCAGTACCGGTGACACTGCGGGCGCGTCTGCTGAGACTCCGGCTGCCGCCACGGTCGCCCCGGTCGCTGCTACGCCTGCGCCTGCAGCCACCCCGGAACCCTCCCCAGGCCCTGCTCCGGCGCCGGTAACCCCGCCCGACCTGGAAGAAGGGCCCGAGCCGGAGATCCAGCCCGCCGTGGGCAATCGCCTGCTGCGCCACAAGACCACTGGCCGCACCTTCGTCTGGACGCCCGCGCTGGCCGCGTCGGCCGACCTGGAAGAGGTTTAAGCGATGGCGATCACCACCGTGGGCGAGATTATCCGCCGCGTGAAGCTGATCCTGCAGGAAGTCACGCAGAACGGCACGCGCTGGACCAATGAAGAGCTGCTCGGCTGGCTGAACGAGAGCTATCAAGCAATCGTTGCGATCAAGCCCGACGCCAGCTCGGTCAACAAGGTGGTCGATTGCGTTCTGGGTACCCGCCAGGAGATTCCTGCAGACGGTCATCGCTTGCTCGATGTGGTGAGGAACACGGCGGTCGGCTCGAATGGCTACAGCGTGATGAAGACCAGCCGCAACGCGCTGGACGCCACCCGCCGAGGCTGGCATGGGGAAACGCCAAGCGTCACGGTCGAGCAGTTCGTGTTCGACGATCACGACCCGCGGCGCTTCTACGTGTACCCGCCGGCCACGGCGACCGCCAAGCTGGAGATCATCTACTCGGCCGTCCCCCAACCGCATGCGAATGCGCAGGCGACGGCCGCGTCGACGGAGGTGATCCGGCTCGGCGATTCGTTCGCGCCTGCCATCGTCGACTACATCCTGGCCCGGGCCTACAGCAAGGATGCCGAGCACGCCGCGAACCTGCAGCGTGCGCAGATGCACAGCGGTTCCTTTGTGAACATGCTGGGCGCCGAGGCGCAGGCGGGGATTGCCTTCAGCCCCAACCGCGAGCTGGCACGCGGCGGTAAGGGTGCGCCGGCATGACCATCAATGACCTGGTCGACAGCCTGATCATCGAGGTGCCGGGCTGCCCGCTGCCGACCATCCGCGACATGCTGCGCTGGGCGCAGCGCGAATTGTGCAGCGAAGGTAACGCTTGGATCGTTAGCGATGGCCCGGTGGTGGTTGGCGCAAACACGCCCTTCGCTGAAGTGGACGTGCCTTCTGGCGCTGAAACGCTGCGGATCATCCGGCTGTTACAGGATGGCCGGGAGCTCAAGCCCGGCGTGGATTTCCGCCAGAACGGAAGCAATGGCGTGGAGTTTCTGCGCTCCGTCCCGCAGAGCGTCACGCTGCTTGGCGCGATCGCTTGCCGTCCGGCCTATGGCAAGGACATGCCGGCCGAGCTGCTCAGTCGTTGGGCTGAAGCGCTGCTCGATGGGGCCCGCTCGCGCCTGCTGGCGCTGCCGCAACCCTGGCGCGATGTGCAGCTGGCCGAGCACAGCCGGCGCAAGTTTCTGGATTACCAGGCCGAAGCGCGTGCCCTGGCCGTAGATGGCCACCAGTCCGGCAGCGTCAGGATGCAAACCCGACGCTTCATCTGATACCCGCAACACCCCTTGAATCCTGCATGTCAGCCCGGGAGGGCCACCTATGTCCGCGTTTTCCGATTACCTCGAAAGCACCTTGATCAACGCCACCCTGCGCGGCGGCACCTATACCGGTGGTGGCGTGTACGTCGCGCTGTTCACCGGTGACCCCACCGATGCCGGTACCGGCGCCGAGCTGGTCGACAGCGGCTATGTTCGCCAGCGCGCTCACGCTTCGGTCGCATCCGATGGCTTCACCGTGCCGGCGAACGGATCGACCAGCAACGCCCGCAACCTGATCTTCCCGGCCATCGTCGATGCGCAGAAGACCATCACCCACTGGGGCATCTTCGACGCGCAGAACAGCGGCAACCTGCTGTACCACGCCGCCATGCTCAACCCGAAGACGCTCGACCCGACCGACGTGCTGTCGTTCCCGATCGGCTCGCTGATCATCACGCTGAGCTAAGCCCATGCGTATCGGTCATTCACTATTCGGCGGAGCCGTCGCGGGGCTCGTCATCGCGTCGGGTGTCGCCGCCTGTACGGCCGAGGCATATGCGCAGAACGAGGTCACCCGCCATTTCGAAGGGCAGGCGAGTGCCGTTGCGGTCGCCAGCGGCGAATGCCGGCGGGTCGCTGGGAATTACCCGGCCACGCTCTCCTGCACGGCCGAAGCGTCTGGCGCGGCATCCGTCGAGTTCCGGCCGCTGCCGGTAGCCGTCCTTGGCGGTGCCGAGGCTGTCGGCAGCGCGTCGGTCGAGTACTTCGCCTACAGCTTCGGCAACGCCGATGCCCGCATGGATGGCGCTCCGGTTCGGCGGGTCAAGCTGTTCCCGCGCCAGGCCCAGGCGTTTGCGATCGGCGAGGCGGATGTCCAGACCTGGCAGCTCGGCTATGCGAAGCCTGCTGTGGGTCGGGCGTTCGGCTTCGGCACGACCTACCACGTTGGCCGCGGCGTGGGGCAGGGGCAGGCATCCGGTAGCGGGGCGCCTGCGCTTGAACTGGGCGCAGCTGGTGCTGGGCTGGCTCCGGCCAGTGGTTCGGCACTGGCTGTGTTCACCATTGGCGGCGCTGGCATCGGTGACGCGCCCGCGACAGCCATGGGGGACGCAGCCGTTACCCGCGGCGGAGTCCGTGAGTTCGACGCCAATGGTCTGGGTGCGGCCACTTCAACCGCGACGGCCGGCACGGTGGGCATCCACCAGGCGCAGACCGGGCGGGCCGCTGCCCAGCTCGTCGCCTATCCGAAGTGCCAGATCGGCGGAAAGGGGCGCGCCCAGGCTTCGGCTCGAGGCGATGGCGACGGTCTCGCAACCGCTACGGGTGCGACCGCGCTGCCCGGGGATACCAGGGCCACGGCGACGGGGGCGGGGCGCTACCACGCGAATGGGGCGGGAGCTGCTGGCGCGACCGCCGCCGGCAGCGGAAGCGGCGAGGTCCACCAGACCCGCGTAACTGCAGTGCCTGGCAGCAGCAAGGCGGTGGCCACTGCCGATGGCGTGCGGATCGCAATTGGTGGCGGTCGTTCAGACAGCGCCGCCAGTACCACGACGATCGTCAGTCGGCGCACCGTCACGGCCGAACCTGACCGCGCAGCAGCGAAAGCCACGGCACGCTCCGGCGCGACAGGCCTGGCCGTTCGGGGCAAGTCGGCGGGCGCGATCGCCTCGGTTCAAGGCCAGGGCCGACGCCGCCTGATCGGTGCGGGCAATGCCGCCGCCGAAGCCCAGGCGAAAGGTGCGAACCAAGTCAACGATCTGCTACGCGCTCCCGAGCGCCGCACGCATGCGGTGGTCGCAAACGAGCGGGTGATCGTCGTCGGCGAACAATTGCGGCTGCTGGCCGCGTGAGGACGTAACCGTGACCACTTTTACCAAGCAACCGCGCGATGTCCTGGATTACGACGTGGACATGAGCGAGTGGTTCGCATCGATCCCTGGCGATGACATCGAGCACGTCGAGGTGCTCGTTACCAGCGCGTCAGAGCAGGTGTCGGCGCTGGTTGTAGGGCCGGCTCCGCATCCGGATGTCGTGCTGATCGGTGCCAACCCTGTTCGCTTCAAGCTCTGGCTTGGCGGCGGCACGGAGTACATGGACTACACGGTGACCTGCATCGTGACAACCGAGCAGGACCGCCAGAAAGAAGTCGAATTCAAGGTCAAGGTGCGCGACAAATGAGCAGCTTCGAGAATTTCGTAAAGTGCCGGGTCGTGTCGCCGGTGGCGGCTGCCGCTACCGACATCGCCCTGTACGAGGCAGTTGCACCGTTCAACCTGCCGCCAGAAGAGGGCGGCATCCTGGTGCTGACCGACAGCCCGAACAACCCCAGCGTGATCGAGGTCATCCGCTATGGATACCGCAACGCACTGGGCCTGTACGACGTCCAGCGCGGGCAGGAAGGGACCACCGCGATTGCCTGGACCGGGCCGGTCTATTGCTACCAGTCGCTGATGGCCGGCGACTTCCAGGCATTGCTGGACAGCAAGGTCGACAAGGCAGCCGGCGAATCCCTGATGCTGGATGCCGAGCGGACCAAGCTCGGTGGCATCCAAGCTGGCGCCCAGGTCAACAGCGTCACCTCGGTTGCGGGCAGGACAGGGGCCGTGGCCCTCGCGAAAGGTGACGTCGGTCTGGGCAACGTCGACAACACCAGCGATGCGAACAAGCCAGTGTCGACGGCCCAGCAGGCGGCGCTGAATGCCAAGGCACCGCTCGCATCGCCGGCGCTGACCGGTACGCCTACGGCACCTACGCCAGCGGCAGGCACGAACACGACCCAGATTGCCACCGCGGCGTTTGTGCAGGCTGCGTTGGCCGCCCTGGTCAATGGCGCTCCCGGTGCGCTGGATCAGCTCAATGAGCTGGCCGCCGCAATGGGCAACGACCCGAACTTCGCCACGACGATGCTCAACGCACTGGCGGCTAAAGCCTCTTTGGACAGCCCCGCGCTTACCGGAAACCCTACTGCGCCAACTCCGGCCAGCACCGACAACGACGCCTCGATTGCGACCACAGCGTTTACAAAGAACGCGCTTGGGCTGTTTGGGCTAAGTGACCCGGCGACGCAGGCTGCATGGCACACCGGGAATTTGGTCAAGCAGACCAACGTGGACGATCTTTCTGCCGGGCGAATGGTGCTCACCGAAACGGTACGGCGTCGACTGATCGGAGGGTTCAGCGGCGTTTACTGCGACCGACTGATTCTCCTGCACCCACTCTACGTTTCTACGTTGCTGCCTTACTCAATTGTTGACGGGAAATTCACGGCCACTCGGGGTAGTGCCGGGTCTTCGTTGAATCAGGCCGTCGCCGAGGTCGTGTCTTCGTCTGCCTATAACGCTCACGTTACATCGTTCTATGACCTAAGCGGAAACCCTGCAGAGCCGTGGCAGGCGGTGTCGTGTATGTACCAAGGCGTTAAGTACGCTGCTCTGATATTGCCATATCAGGCAAGCGCCTACAGTGGGGGGATATTCTTCGAAGGCAGGGTTCTCTCTGACGATCCTAATCAATTGCGTTGTATCGAATACTACAACCGCCAGACCGCAACGGTTCTGAACTCCGAGGTTTATAACAGCATCGGACCGCTGTACACCCAGAAGGATTTTCGCGTTTCAGGCTCCCGTGTGTTCCACACCGGCAACATCCTCGGCACCGTCTCCCAATCCGCAGGCGTCCCGACAGGGGCGATCATCGAGCGCGGCAGCAATGCGAACGGAGAGTACATCAAGTGGGCAGATGGAACGCTTGAGTGCTGGCAGCGAAGCGTGACGGTTGAGTGTGTGGCGGACGTTGATCTAGACGTGACGTGGCCGCTTCCGGCTGCCTTCAACGCCGTCAATGCAGCGGCAACCTGCACACTGAGAAGTCCGGCGACAACGAACGTTTTCACTGTTCATAAGCTACAGGGCAATCATACGTCTGCAGCGGCTTGCACGATGCGCGTGAGGTTTTCTGTCACACAAAGCTATCTGCTGACATTCCATGCAATCGGCCGCTGGTACTAAGGAGCGCATATGCACATCACCCTTTCCCCCGTCCGTATGGACGAAACCCTGACCGCCTCCCGCTCCGGCGACGTGTTGACCCTCAACGGCGAGGCGTTCGACTTCGGCCCGCTGCCAGAGGGCGCCACGCTGCCGGCAGAGGCGATTGATTCACCGTGGATCGTCGGCCCCGTGTCGCGCATTGACGGCGCGCTGCACCTGACTTTGCGCCTGCCGCACGGGCCTAATGCGTCGCAGGCGGTGGCATTCCCCGAACCCGTGGCGGTCACGCAAGACGGCCCGATTCCGCTGCCGTTCGATCGTGAGCCAGAGGCTCTGCCAGAACCTGCCGAGGAACTGCCCGCATGAACATCGATTATTCGAAACTGATCACCGCCGAGCAGAAGGCCGAGCAGACGAGGAGGGCCCATGTCTCATCCATTGCCGCCCGGCGTTGGCAGGCCGAGACGGGTGGCATTGATGTGGCCGGCATGCACATTGAAACGGACGACCGCAGCAAAGCACTTATCACTGGTTCTGCGATCAAGGCAATGCGCAGCGCTGCTTACACGCTCAACTGGAAGACCCCAGAGGGTTTCATCCAGATTCCCGCCGAGCAAGTGTTGGCTATGGCCGATGCGGTGAGCGATCACGTTCAGGCGTGCTTTAACCGCGAAGCTGAGCTGCTGGCAGCGCTGGAGGCCGGCACCTTCATAGTCGAGATGCTAGAGGAGGGCTGGCCGAATGAACCGGTTCCCGAATCTGCTCCAAGCTGAGCTGCTACCCGACCGCACTACATGGCGCCTTCTGGCGCCATTTTCATATCTGGACCCTGACCACGAGCTGATCGAGGTGCCGGCCGGTTTCGAGACTGACTTCGCCTCGGTCCCGCGCTGGCCGCTGACGTTCGCGCTGCTCGGCCAGTACGGCCATGCCGCAGCTGTGCTGCACGACTACCTCTACGCAACCGGTGCGTTGTCGCGCCGCAAAGCGGACCAGGTGTTTCGCAATGCGCTGCGCTCAAGCGGTATAGCCCGATGGCGGGCATGGCTGATGTGGGCCGGCGTCAGAGTAGGGGGCGCCAAGCGATACAACCAGACCCCGCCCAGCGCGGGGTTGTCTTTGTCTGGAGAAGACTGATGAGTGAAACCCTAGGACAGAAACAGCGGCGCTTCACACGCCTGATTGGCCTGCTGATTGAGTACGCATACCAGCAGGGTTACGAGCTGACCTTTGGCGATGCCTACCGCGATCCGCGCGTGCACGGTCAGGTTGGCGAAAAGAAGTCGTACAGCTCAGCTGTGAGCCTGCACAAGGAGCGCTTGGCGGCAGATTTCAACCTATTCAAGGACGGTCAGTACCTAACCCGGAGCGAGGATTACGTCCCGCTCGGGGAATACTGGGAGTCGCTTGGCGGCACCTGGGGCGGTCGATTCAACGACGGCAACCACTTCAGCCTTGAGCACGGTGGCCGGAAATGAAGATCGCGCTCGCCGGGTTTCGCGGTGAGATGCCCATCGTCGATGAGCGCCTGCTACCTGAGCAGAACGCGCAGGTAGCGCGTAACGTTTTTCTGCGCCGCGGCACGCTGAAGCCAGAGCGCGCGCCGGGTCCGATAACTGGGTTGCCGAATGTCGTGGCTCCGTCGTCGCTGTACCGCTACCCGAACGGGAACAATGGTGCCGGCTTCTGGCTGATCTGGGGCAACGGCAAGCGGGTGCATGCCGTGAAGTCACCGCTGGCCGACGATGCCTGGCAGCGCGTTTACTGGACCGGCGACGGCACGCCCAAGATGGGGGGAATCGCTGAAATCACCGGCGGCGCGCAGCCTTTCCCGGCGCGCAGTTTCCGTCTGGGCATCCCGGCGCCGGCTGCCGCGCCAGTGGTCGCCGCGCCGACCGATCGGGTTGCGGACGACGAGCAGCCGCTGACCGCGGTGCAGACGTCCTATGTGGTGACGCTGATCAGCCGCTTCGGTGAGGAAGGGGCGCCGAGTTTCGCCAGCTCGCCGATCATTCGCTGGGACATGGTCGACGACGCCCCTGCCGGCGGGGCTGTGGTGCTAAGCCTGCCGGCGATCCCCAGCGGGGCGCATGACGTCATTACCAAGCGCATCTACCGCGCCGAGTCGTCTGGCGTGTTTCAGCATGTCGGCGATGTGCCGGCGGCCCAGGGCTCGTTCACCGACACGGTACCCAGCGAAAACCTGGGCGTCTCGCTGCCATCGCTGGAGTGGGATATGCCGGATGCCCGCCTGGTGGGGCTGACGGCCTTGCCGGGCGGCTTCCTGGCCGGCTACTTCGGCAACACGCTGTGCTTCAGCGAAGCCTTCTACCCGCACGCCTGGCCCGTCGCGTATCAGCTCGCCTTCAGCGAGGACATAGTGGGCGTCGCTGCCGTGGCGGGCGGCCTGGTGGTGGCCACCAATGGGCGCCCGCACATGATCACCGGCTCGTCACCCGCGGCCATGGCCGATATGCACCTGGACGAGGACCAGCCCTGCGTGTCCGGCCGCTCGCTGGTGGATATGGGCGAGTACGCCGTCTATGCCTCACCCAATGGCCTGGTGGCGGTGGGCGGCGGCTCGGCGCAGCTGCTGACCAAGGCGATGATTTCCAAGGAGCAATGGAAGGTGCTGAAGCCGGAGACGATCCACGCCTATCGCCATGATGGCCGATACCTGGCGTTCTATCAGGGCGGCTGCTTCGCCTTCACTCCGGGGGAGGGGTTCGAGTTCTTCGACGTCAGCGCCACGGCCGGCTGGTACGACCTGGACAAGGATAGGTTGTGTCTGATTCAAGGGAACAGCATCACGGCCTGGGGAAGCGGCGCTGCGATGACGCTGCGCTGGCGCTCGAAAGTACATGAGGTAGCGCCCGGAAGTGGCGGATTTTCATGCGCAAAGGTGATTGCTCGACAGTACCCGGTTACGCTGCGCCTAATTGCAGATGGAGTGACGATGCTGGAGCTACCCGTGGCCAGCCGCGACCTGTTCCGCCTGCCGGCTGGCTACGCGCTATGCCGGGACTGGGAGGTCGAGGTGGTCGCCGCGTATGAGGTACAGTCCGTCCAGATCGCATCTTCGCCCAGCGAGATCGTCTGACCAATCTATCGCCTGCCGGGAGGCATCGATGACCACAAGACGCAAGACGCTACCGGCGCTGTCGCCGAAGGCGCCGGCTGAACTCCGCCCGTTGTTCGCGGCCATGGCCGAGATACTGGAAACGGGTGAGGGCGTGCGCGGTGACAAGCTCGACCGCAAGCTCACGCTGCGTGACCTGCTCGACGGCGGTTTGGCCAAGCTGCGCGTGCCCGGCAACCCGGATGCAGGCATTACCCAGCCCGCCGGCCCGCAGGACATGAGCGTGCCGCCGCGGCCGATTGGCTTCGCGGCCGATGGCAGCTTCTTCGGGATGATTCACCTGACCTGGGAGCGGCCGCAGGAGCAGTACAACAACCACGCCTTCACCAATATCTACCGCAGCGAAGAAGACAACTTCGCCACGGCGCAGATCATCGGGCGCGAAGCCGGAATGTTCTACAGCGATGTGGTGCGCAACGATACGGTTGCGGTCGATGACCCGCTGAACCTGCCGGGCTATTACTACTGGATCACCTTCAGCTCGACTTCCAACATCGAGGGTCCGCCGAACTCCCCGAACGGCACCTTTGCCCAGCCGCTACCCGATGCGGCGTATCTGCTGGGTCAGCTGTCCGGCCAGCTCGGCGAATCACAACTCGAGCAAGGCCTTCGTGCCCGTATCGATCTGATTGACGCGCCGGCGTCGGTTAGTGGGTCGGTAGCGGCTCGAGTTGAAGGCGAGCGCACCGAGCGTATCAAAGCGGGCGAGGCGCAGGCGCAGGAGATCAAGACGCTCTTCAGCCGATATGAGGACGCCGCCACCGCGATTCAGCGGGAGCAAACCGCCAGGGCCAGTGCTGACGAAGCCCTGGCGCAAAGCGTCGAAACGGTGCAGACCAGCGTCGGCCTGAATACCGCGAGCATTCAGCAGCAGTCGCAGACGATCAATGGCCTCTCTGCGCAGTTCAACCTGAAACTGGATGTGAACGGATACGTGTCCGGCTTCGGTGCGTTCAACGATGGGAAGACGGCAGACTTCGCCGTGCTGGCCGATCGTTTCTGGATTGCACGGCCCGGCGCAGCTTCTTCCGCGGTGAAGCCGTTCATGGTCATCGACGGCAAGGTCTACATCGACAGCGCGTTTATCCGCGACGCCTCGATCCAGGAGGGCAAGCTCGGGCCGATCACCTTCGGCAAGATCTTCGACGCCGCCGGCAAACCGATCACCACGCTGGCGGGCAAGCTGCGGGCCGACATGCTCGATGTCGACAGTCTGCGCGTCGGGGATGCGAACATCAGCGGAGTCCTCAAGTCGAGCGCCACCGATGGGCAAGGGCGCCCGCGCTGGCAATTGGACAAGGCCGGCGGATTTCAGATGAATGGGGGAGGCACTGGCGGTCGCATGGAGCTGCAGGAAAACCTCATTCGCATGTGGTACCCGAGCGGCAGGCTGCTGCTGCGCATGGGGAACTGGTGATATGCCTAGTGGCCTCGAAGTGTACGACCCGGCCGGCAATCTGATCATGGACGGAACAGGCCGTTATGGGCGGATCATCGACATTTTTCAGCCAAACTTGGGCGCAGGCAGCAAAGCCTATCCGGACGTAGACCCCGACTCCCTGGACTTCGTGTATTTCCAAGGTGACGAGTGTGCGCTGTCTGTCTGGAAAGACGGACAGAGCATCAAATGGAACCGCAAGAGCAGCTACTACTCGGGTGGCTTTCGTGGTGCCAGGCAACTCATTGTGGTTGCGTTCTAATGGCTGGCTTCGAGATTTACAACGACGCGGGCTACAAGATCGCTGGCAACGATTATCCCAACCTGGTGCTGTACGGAAAGGGGCAACTCACCACCACTGATTTCAACATCAATGGGCCTGGCTTCGACGGCCGTTCATATATCGGCAGTGCCGTTGTTCCTGATGACGGCGGAACGGTTCGGTTCTACCGCTCGATATCTGGGCATCACATGGTCGAGCAAGGAGGCCGAATATTTTCCGAGTCACGAGGGGCGCTGTTCGAGTACTACTCTTTCGGCCCGGTAGTCGCTGACGAGTCCAGTGGCGGATTTGAGTTGTACCGGGAGGATGGCCAATTGATGTTCTGCAG